CCCTTGTGACTAATAACGAATACATTTGAATCGTTACCAAAACTTTTTAGAATCTTGAAGAGTTCAGCAGTTCCATCAGCATCTAGTGAACTGTCGAATACTTCATCAAGTATAAGAAGATTAGTTGCTATACTATTTTTCATTCTAGCAATCTCTCTCCAAGTAAACAAGAGTGCTAAATCAATCTTCTGTTTCTCTCCTTCTGAGAAAGAGGAATATGAAAACTCATCTCTAAAGCGACTTTTGATTATCTCATTAAAGTTTTCGTCAAGGGTAAAATTGACGAAGAAGTCCATACTGTGCAGATATTTATTAATTAGATTGTTGAATACTGGCACATACCTTTTAATTATCTGACTTTTAATACCAGAATCTTTTAGTAAATTAGAAACAATAAAATACTCATCTATAGTTTCAGAAATTTTACTACAATTTTTTTCAGTGACAGACAGTTCTTTATTAAACGCAACTAGAGTACTGGTCTCTTTCTCTATATTAGGAGTGTTAGTTTGTAATTCAATTAACTCTTTATTAATTTCCAAGTTCTCCATTGAGAGACGAACAATATCTCTGTCACCATTATGGATATCAGTTCTAACTGCATGACATTGCATAGAAAGATCATCTGCATGTTTAACGTCTTTCATTAAGTCTTCAATATCTAATTTAAGTTTCTTTAATGTCTTTGTAAGTTTAACACCTTCATTTTGTAGATTAGTAACTTTATCAAATTTAAAATCTTTATCTATTTCTTGAGTGCAAGTAGGGCAGGTATCATGACTTTCTAAAAATTTAATTTCTTTCTTTGCTACTTTTAAGTCAGCATTGATTTCTGCTTTCTCACTATTAAGATCAGCAATATATGATCTTTGATCATCAACACTATCTAACTCTTTTTTTAAATCTTCTAATTTAATTTTATTATTATCTCTTTCCTTTTCTAATCCCTTTATAACCATATCATTATTCTTCATCTTATTCTGTTTCTCATCTTGCCTTGTTTGATTAACTTCTGTTAAGGAGTTGATTAACTTTTGTTGAGATTCAACTTTCTCTTTTGCTAATCTAAGCATGTGAGTGCAATCTTTATTCTGACTATTTGCTGACCTGACTCTATCCTTTAACAAGGAGTTCATGTTTGAGAAGATGTTGATGTCCAGTAAATCTTCGATAACTTCTCTCCTGTGAGGTGCTGTGAGTTGCATGAAGGGGACAAATGTGGATGAACCCAAGATGACGACTTGTGTAAATGACTTGAAGTTGAGTTTGAGAACTGTTTGTTCGAGATACTTCTGCATGTCTCTATTCGCAGCATCTTGATCAACAAGTTTGTTATTGTGATAAACTTCAAATACATTAGGTTTAGCTCCACGAAAAACTCTATACTCGTCTTTACCAATAGAAAATTCTAATTCTACTTTAAGACCTTTTTCATTGATACTATTTACCAGTTGTCCTCTCTTTACTCTACGAAATGGTTTGTTAAACAACGCAAAACAAAGTGCATCTAATACTGTAGACTTACCTGCACCATTCAAACCAATAATCAAAGTTGATGAGGTTTCAGTAAAGTTAATTTCAGTCCAATGATCACCTGTGGAAAGAAAATTCTTCCACTTAATATTTTCAAAAACAATCATTTATGTATCGATAGTTGGAATCATTAATTCGTCTGCTTTTATTATAGCATAGTTATATCCATAATTGTCACAATTCATAGCAATGATATCTGTATCTACTTCCATCACTTCCCATTTTTCATTCTTAGGTGAGTTTGCTTCTAACAATGTTAAAAATCGTACTGCATCATCCTCTTGCTCAAAGACTTGAACAGTTTTAGTGTTCGTTTTATCTTTGGTTGCATGGACACCGCCACTATTTTTTTGAGTTAGAATAAACATTATAGTGCACTTGCTTCGATATACAACGACCTCATAATATTTTTAATATTACTTTTGTTCGCTTTAATATCTATCTCATCTATGTATGAATCTAGAAGTGTCATAGTATCTTCGGTCTCTACAACAGATCCATTCTCGATTCCCACACTAATGTCTTCAATGATCTTAAGATCTGCTAAACCAATATCTTGCAGTTGTCTTATACGATAATCAAATTTAGAATAGTCTCCTTTATCTTCTACAATTAATTTGACGAATGCTCCTTCCAGTTCTTTCTCATTCGGTATGTTAACTCCATTATCATAATGAAGCTTATAAAAAATATCAAAGGGATTTCTGTAAAAAGTAGTTTTAAGAGTTTCTGTGTCAAAGACATGGAATCCTCTTTTACATTTGTAGTCATTCCAATAAAGTTGATAAGGGTTTCCTAAGTAATAGATATTATCTCTATGAGATTTTTGATGATAGTGTCCTGTAAATACCTTTTTAAATTTGGAAACAAATGAAGGATCCATTCCATTTTCCATATAATGACCAGGATGTGCTTCAAATCCATTCAACTCTAAATGACCCATAGCAATAGTTGCTTCGGTCTGAGTTATAGTAAGAAGAGTCTTATCATAATTATCATCACATATCCAAGGAATAAAACAGATGTCTAATCCATCAAAATTAACTGTGCATGGTGAATCATAAGATATAATATTATCATAAGAACTCAATATCTCTTTAGGAGCATTGACTCTTAGTGTATTTTTATAATAGATATCATGGTTACCAACTAGCATATGCATTTGTACACCCAACTCTGCGAGTGGGTCAAACCACATTTGTTTTGCCTCGTTTAAAGACAAGTAGTTAATAGATCTACGTTTATCAAACGTATCTCCTAGATTAATAATGGTATCAATCTTTGATGCTTTTATAAAAGGAATAACAATCTCACCATAGAATTTTCTATAGTGATTGATAAAATGAACATTGTCATTCCTAACACCAAAGTGTTGATCCGTAATGAGTAGGATCTTCATCGTTTAGAATTCATCTCCACACGAGATTTGATTTGATTCATTTCTGCTCCACCATCTCCATCAAC